GGTGGAGCCGTCCGGGCGAGTGATGGCGATGTCGAGCTGCAACATCTGGAACTGGGGGATGGTGCCGGTGACGGTGATCTGCTTGGCGTAATCGGGCTTTAAATGCTTATCGAGCGCCGTTTGGGCGTAGGTCACCGCCTTGTTGCGCACGTCGGTGGTGAGCTTTTCCCGCGCCAGCAGCCAGAGCTTGCTGCCCCAGGGCTGGTCGGTGAATGTGTCGCCTGGCCAGCCGCGCAGATCGCCGCTGCCATCGGGCAACGTATCCGAGGCATCGGCTCGGGCATCGGTGAAGAGCACCTGCAGTACCAGGGTGTCGAGGCCATCATCCTGACGCAAACCGGCCGAGGTGATATCGATATCGCCCCGGCCGGTTTCGTTGTTCCAAATGATGGCTGTGGTCATCACTACCCCGTTATGTCGGGGCGCCAACCCCTTCTTGGTGATCGTGGTCCTTGAGCGAAATGTCCCCCACCTTCACATCCGTGTCGGAGGTGATGGGGCCGGTGGCATGCAGCGGGCCTTGAATTTCTGTATCAGGGGAGATGATGGTGTACTTCTCAGAGGCGGAGAGAGTGACGGTTTTCGCTTCGATGTCGATGTGACCGTCTTTGCGCAGGATGATGCGGTGACCTTCCAGATGGTATAGGCAGTTATCCCCGGCCTCCAAGTCTTTTGGCCGCACCGACTTGTCTTCGACCACTATGGCCACCAGTCCCGCACGAGCGCCACCCAACCCCAGCACCACGGCCTCAGAGCCTGCCGGCGGCACCGAGCTGTGACCGTAATTCTGGAAGCGCTCGACATCATCGGCCCCTTCATCGGCCAGCACCTTGAGCTGCAGGTTTTGCCGCTGCAGGCTGTCGTTTACCATGGTCACGATGGCGCGATCGGCGAGCAGGCGCAGGCGGCGCTGAATGGGGGCAATGAGCTTTTGCACATCGCGCAGGCTTACCATGTGGTTACCTCTTTGGTCTGCTTCTTGGCCACTTCCACCGGGATCAACATCGCCTCGCGGGGCATCAGGTTCAACACGGTTTCACGGCCGTTTTTATCATCCTCGCTGAACGACACTGTGACGATCAGCCAGCGCGCATCCAGCCCCTGGATCTCGTCCTTGATGGGGCACATCCGGTTGATGCGCCAGAGCGGCCCAGTGTCACCTTTCATGCCCTGGGTGCGCCAGCCTGCAACAGTGGCTTCGGTTTGGGTGCCTTCGCCGATGCTGCGCTGTTTCTGCCACTGACCACGCTTGCTGGCCCCGGCTGCCGTGGTGATGTCTTCGGCGATGATGATGCGTGGGCGGTAGCGAGTGACGCCGGGATCGGTGATGGTGGACTTCTGGCCAGCGAGGGTCGAGGTAGCGGTCGCATCCCAGGTAGAACCGCCGCCGTAGCCGCTGCCCTTGACGATCCATTCTGATGCCCGATCCCGCATGGAGAATTTGCCTCGGGCGGCCAGGATATTTCCAGTTTTACCACCCAACACAAGGCTGGCGCCCATGTCGGTATCGCTGGCCTGAGTCAACACCAGATCGCCGGCTTCGTTGGTGGTGAGCAAGATGGCGCGCTGCTTGGCCAGGCGGTCGAGCAGTTCGAAACAGGTCTCCCCCTGCTCGATGGTGACCCGCTGGAACTTGTCTCCCAGCTCGCACTCCACCATCACCTTGATGCCGAACGGGGCACAGAGATCCCGCGCCACCCTGTCGAGGCTGACGTTCTGCCACTGGCCGCTCTTGTAGATGGCCGAGCAGTCCACCAGATCGCTGGTCTTGCTGCGCCCCTGCACCACCCATTCGACCGCCTCGGCGTCGTAGCTGGGGATAAAGTCATCGACGTAGCCGGTCAGCGCCAGGTCGCTGCCGATATGCACGGTGCAGGCACTGCCGGGCTTGATGACCATGGCCTTGGCATCGTCCCATTTACGGGTCAGGGAGAGCTCAAAATCGCCCGCCACATCACGCAGGGAGCGATTGATGCGCACCTTCTGCCAGCCGCCGTATATCTGGCCATCGACCCGCAGGGTGATCTCTTCAGCCATTGATCACCTCCACCTGGGTGCTGGGGGTGATAAAGGCCGGGTCGCGCAGCTTGTTGTCATTGACCAGCCGGTCCCGATATTCGGTGTCGCCATACTGCTGCCAGGCCAGCAGGGCCGCCGGCGTGGTGGTGGTCAGTGAGAGCTGGCGGCGGCGCGGCAGTTCGGCTGCCCGCTCGCGGATGTCGTGCAACACGGCCAGGCGCAGATCCCGCATGGCCCGCCACACATCGCTTTGGCCGTTCTCGACTGCCTCCACCGCCAGTTCGGCGATAATTCCCGCCAGCTGGTTGCCGATGCGTTCGAAATCATCGGCTGTCAGCACCAGATTGCGATCGGCGCCCACCACCCCATCCATCTGCACCGGGCGGGATAGCGGGTTGTTGGCATGCTCTGCCGTGAGTGACTGGCCGATGGTCACCTGGCTGTCTGATTGCGGCGTCAGGTCACGGCTGGCCGAGAGATCGGCGGCAGCCAGGGCCGAGGCGGCCGCGTTGGCATTCACCCGCAACACCAGATCGGTGAAGGTGGCGGCGTTGGCCAGGGCGCTGTTCAGTTCGGCGGGCGACTCATAGGTCGGTACCGAGGAGGCGGCGCCGGTCATAACATCGGCCTTGATGCCACTCGGCAGGCCGCCGGTGATGGCCAGCTCGGCCCGCATCCCTTCCCAACGGCGGCGCACCTGGTCATAGACCCCCAGCGCCCGGATCGGATCGGTGACCACGTCCTTGACGTCTTCCACGATATGGGTGATCTCGCGGGCCAGTTCGCACGGATAGGCGAGCAGAGCCCCCACGCTGTCCTTGGTACGGATGAGGCGGTCAGTCCATTCGCGAAACTGGTCAGGCAGGGTCGGCAAGCCACGGGTGAACTCGTCCAGGTCGTCCAGGAAGGTATCGACCATGGACCCCATGTTATCGATGCCGGTCAGGAAGCTATCCAGAAAGGACAACTCGCTGGCCTTCTGGGCCAGACCGGCGGCGTTCTCCATGGCGGCAGCGGTGTCGGTGGCCACTGCCGGGAACAGCCGGGTGCCCGCTTCATAGACGGTGAAGTCGATGTAAGCGACCCCGTCCTCTTCGTTGTCCAGCCGGTGGTTAACCTCACCGACCTGCACGGTGCGCACACCCCACCAGGGGTGGATCATCTCGCCGGTACCCGGTTGGTTAAGCGCTTCGAGCAGGGCGCGCAGCTGGTCCAGGTAATCGCGCCCGACCAGCTTGCCGGTGATCTTCTCGTTGGTCAGCACCGCGCCGTTGTCTTCGGTCCAGCCGGTCTCGCGCTTGGGGTACTCGCGGGGGATGGCGCGGCGACCGCCTTTGCCATCCACCGTGTTCAACAGGAATTCAACCCCCCGAAACGAGGCGGTTAAACGGTCGATAAAGCTCATTTAAACACCCCTTATGGGTTCATCAGGCTGGGGCCATTATCGACACTGACGTTCAACCCCGGCGCACTGCTGCGGGTGCGAACCGTGACCCGATCATCGCTGACCTTGATATCGAGGGAGGCGGCCATGGGTGGCTGGCTAGGCAACTGGCTGGGGGTTGCGATAATAGCGAGCCCCTTGATCAACTCTTCCGCCAGCAGACCATATGGGCTGGCACCGGAGCCGTTCAGCTCGTCGGCCATCTGGGTAAAGCCCCTGCCTTTGTCGGTGGGGGGGGCTGGCTGAGGGGGGATTTTCCGAATCCCCTGACTTTGTTGAATACCAAGGGGGGCCGCCAGTTGCTCAGGGCGGGCAGTGGGGGTGACACCTTCACGGGCCAGCACAGAACCGACATCACTGAGGGTGGTATTCTTGGCCCATTTACCAAAGGCGGTATCGCCAATCGCAAGATCTGCAACAGCATCCACAGCCGGATAAATCACTGTGGCCGCAGCCACTTTACCGGCCGTCGCCATGAACTTACTCCCTTTCGTTGGCTTGCCCGGCTCTGCCCCAGGTAGATCGACCCCGGGCAGCCCCCCACCCAGGCCATTGACCGGCATGTTGACCACATAGACCGGGGTTGCCCCCAGATCGGCCATGGCGCCACCCATGCCACCTGGACCGCCGCCGCCTTTGCCGCCCTTGCCGGGTTTGGCTGCATCCCAGACCCCTTTGGTCCAGCGTGCCGCATCCACGCCCTTCTTGACGGCGACCAGACCGCCGACCACCAGGGCGATATTCTTGCCGGTCTCCAGCCAGTTCTGGACGGCATCCGGCTCCAGGCTGTTGATGGCATCGGCCAGCTCGGCGATGGGCGCGGCCAGCTGCTGATTGGCGAACTGGCCCCAGGAGTTGCTGACCAGTTGCAGGCTGCCCGCAAAGTCCTCTGCTGCCACAGAGGCATCATTGAGGGTGGTAGTGCCATCACCCTGTAGCTTCAAAAATGCGTCGAAGGCTTTGACATCGCCCGTCTGGGAATACTCGGCGATGAGAGGCTTGAGGGCCCGTTTTGCCTCATCCGTCAGATTGAGGTCGGCCAGATTACCTGAGAGCCCCTTGGACTTGGTGACGATCTCATCGAGCAGCGCCGGTAAGCTGCGCATCACCTCCTTGCCCTGCTTGAGCTGCTCGGGATCGAACACGTCGATATTGCCCAACTGCTTGAGCTTCTTGACGGTTTCCGGGCGGGTAATATCGCGGATGACGGATTCAAAGGCGGTGACCGCCTCTGAATCTGAACCCACACCCTGGCGGATGACCTGCAAGGCGGCACCCAGTTCGGTGACGGCCGAAGCCCCTTGCCGACCTGTGGCGGCATAGGCGGCGAAGATCTTGGGGCCTTCCTTGGCCATGTTGCCCAGGGTGAAGGCCCCGCTTTTCCCTTGCAGGTTGAGGGTGTCGATGGCCTGCATTGCCGCCTTATTGGAGTCGATACCCAGCTTCTTGAACTCGGTGAAGATGCCGCCCACCTCCAGCCCACCGGCACCAGTCGCCTGGATAACGGCGGCGATGTTTGGCAGGTTGCCGATGGCGTAATCAAGATCGCCGGTCTTGGTCAGGATCTCTTCAACGGCAGAGAGCGCTTCTGCGGGGTCGATGCGAATGCCCTTGAGGTTGCTGACCCGCTGGATCTCGTTATACAGCTCGGCGGATTTTTCCTTGGTGATATCTGCCGCGATGGCGACACGGGACAGGCGACGGTCGAGCTGTTCGAAATTCCGCACCGCACCACCACCAACCACCGCAGCACCCAATGCCACATAGCGATTGCCCAGCGCATCAATCCCCCGGCCAGCGGCAGACACCGACATCTTCATCATGTTCATGGCGCGCTGATTACTGGCAGCGAACTGGCTCATGCCCTGGCCATATTGTTTCGCCTTGCTGGCTAAATTACCTGCGAGGTTAATAACAATATCGGTGATGAGTTTCTGGCCCATATTATTCCCTGCTTATTTCTTCGGCTGGATAGCTTGCTTTAATTGGTCAAAGCGGCGCAGCAAGTGGCGCAATGGCAAATGTTTCAGCTCGGCTGTGGGGATATATTTGCTCATCGCCAACATAAACCCCATGACCGGGTCAGCCAGCTGAATTAGATCGCCCCCGCTCAGCCAACGCCTCGGCCAGCGCCATATCCAATTCCTGGGCTTTGGTTTGCAGCAGGCTGAAATCCTCGACGTGCAATTTCTTAAGCTGCTTGATATTCAACGGCCCTTTCATCTGGCCAATATATTCAACCTGCCTGCACAGCAGGTTGAGGCCATAGAGCACATCGCTGGTATAGGCGATCGCCTTGCCGTGCTGTACCACCACTTTTTCTGAATCAATTTGAGCATCGATCAGATCGGCGGCGGTCAGTTCACGCAAGCCCACTTCACGATAGAGGAGGGATTCCCCCTCCTCATCTGTCGCTTTCAGGCCATGTTCCAACTCGAAGGTCGTGATCGCCATGGCTTAGGTCCTCACCACACGATCACCGAAGAAGGTGACAGCGATATCGCCGGACTCTTCCCGCAGAGGGGCTGCCTCGTTGGTTGAGGCACCCGTCATCATGTAGCTGACGCCGTTGTCCCCCTCCCATACCAGGGTGGCGTTCTCGATCGCGTTGATCTCGATCACGTCCACATCCTCATCGGCGGCGATGACCATCTCGATACTGGGCGGGCTGTACTTCTTGGATTTCCCCCACACCCGGCCAGGGCCGAGATGCTGGGTACGGGTATAACCGCCGGGGTTGAGCACCGCGCCCGGCTTAGTCTTGAACTGCTGGCCATTCGCACGAATGGTCACTTCACCCAGGATTTGTCCCATGGTTTACCCCTTAGAGTTTGAATTGGACGAGGGCTGCGAAGACACGCAGCTGGTTGACGATGTCCGGG